CCCGCTGACATTCTGTCAAGCTTAGCTTGATCTCTTTGCTCTTGAGCCTCAAATTGAAATGCCTTTCCTTTACCCATTGCCTCTTGAGCTCTACCGCCTTCTGAAATTTGTATTGCTTGTATCCTTGCTTGTTCAGCTAATTGTTTTGATTGCAATTCAGCTTCACCCTGTGCGGCTAACTTTTCGTTTTGAGCTTCTTGTTTTTCAATATCTGCAGCCACGTCTTTTTTACTTCTAGCGGCAGCATTTGCTAAAGCAGTAGCTCCTCCAGCACTTGCGCCAGTTGCTTGTAATGTATCTAGAGTCGCGGCTAAAGCTAAGTCAGTTTGTTCCATTTGTATTTCAGCGGCACTCGTAGCCACTCCTAAGTCTGCATACGGGTTAGACATTTCCCCACTAAGATCAGTAGCTAATCCAGCTAAAGACTTAACATCAGAATAAGGATTTATAACATCTTGCCTGTTTCTTTCAAAAGCGTTTATAGCCCCTTGAATTCTTTTCTTTTCTCTAGCTGCTGCTCTAGCTTGTTTTTTGGCTTTTCTTCCGCCAAATATTCCGCCGATTATCTGGGTTGCCGCTCCTATACCAGCGGCTACAATCATTCCTGACATAATTTTTCTTTTTTATTGTATTCTTCCATTGTAAAGGAAAAGAAATTATTCTCTACCTCTTCTATATTTCTAGTATCTGTGGGATTTGCTATTATGTTTATCCAAACACAATCCTCCACACATTTAATTAATCTTTTAGTTCCTTTTAAAGAGTATGACCAACAAGGAGCTACATGCTCTACAGTTTCATTATCAGCTTGCACTATTACTTTACCTGATAATAAAAACCAAAAATGATTTGTATGGTGCAAAGCACTTATAACCATAGTATCAGCTTTCATTTTCATTTGGCGCATATACAGTCCGTCGGTAAAATTATTAGTTATTGGAAATTCTTCATTGTTAACTAAATTTTTACCATCTCCATATATTCCTTCTTCATTACTTTCTATAAGCGCATTTTGTAATACTTCTAATTGTTTTATAAAATTAATTGATAATTCATTGTTCATTTAATTTGATTTAAGATGATTGCACAAAAGTTGTGCTTACTGCAAATAATTCTTTTTTGCCTGTATTTTGATTATTTATTTTCATTTTTACTTCTCCAAAAAATCCTTTTAATCCGGAAGATGAAGAGCCCCAAACAATTTCTCCGTTTTGGGAAGGAGTATTATTAACAAGATCAGCGTAATATTTATCTTCTTTAATTTTAAAACTATTTACTAATAGGGAGGCTTCTATTTGACTTAATGTTGTAGGAAAAACCGCTGGAGAAATAGGTAAAGCAATATCGGTATTTGTTATAAAACTTTCCATAGCCCAATCAGAACTACCTTCGTAATTTATAGTTTGAAAATTTTTCACTGTAGAAGGAGCTCCATTTAAAACCGCTGTTACATTAGAATCGTAGGTTGTTCCATAAAAATTTGCTCTAGTAATTGAATTTGTAGCTAAAGTATAATGTTTAAAAATTTTACCTTGTGTAGTTGTAAAATAATCATTATTAAGACTAAATATATTATTTGGGTCATAATCAAAAAAGCTAACCCATCCTTTTACCGTGTCATCAAATGCTAATGTATTATTTTCAGTGCTGGATCCTCTTTGATTTGAAAGCTTCGATGTTATTGATAAGACATACTGTTTATTATGTGCATCCCAACCGGCTTTGATTCCGCCGGACGTAGCTGTAGACAATTTGTCTCTGAAATAATCAGTCATACCATAATTTGATATTACAGTTATCCCGTCCATAGATAATCTACAAACCACATTTTGATCTCTATCTGTAAAATATTTTCTATAACCATTAACTGCAAAAGATTCTGGGTCTTTACTAATCCCATATTCTCCACCAAATGCTACATTTTGTCCTATAACTAAATTACGACTAGTAACACTGGCATTTCCTTCGGCAGAATATATAGCGTCTTTATCTATTAAAGATTTACTTACTTTACTTTCTTGAAATATAATAAGGTTAGTATCTTCTGCGTATAAGCGCTGTATAGAGCCATTAGAAGGGTCTATAGTCCTTGTTATATCTTCACCTACACTAAACTGATTAGTTGCGTTAAAACCAGTTCTAGAGTTAAATATGCCTGAATATATTAATCCACTAAATTTATGGGATTGTCTAGGCTCATCTTCTACTATATAGGCTTTAACCCCAAAATCTACCGATGTATTATTATACCCTCCCCGTATTCTAGACTCTTCTATAAGCCAATCACTAGCTTCTGTGCCTGCATAAACTTGAGGTATTTGATCAAAATTTACTATCGGTCCAAATATTATTGGTGTTCCAGCAGGAGGTAGAGATTGCAATGTGTCTTTTGTTTTGAAAATAGTAGCAGAAACAATTTCTGTTACATAACTAACAAAATTAACCGGAACTCCTAAATTAATATAACTTATAGTAACCTCTTGCCCGATATTTATTTGAGTAGCGTTTAGAGCTATATTAGTTTCTATTCCAGCTCCTGTTACAGTAACTACTTCAACGCCTGCAACTCCAGGTTCTAAGTCGGTAATAGTCTTGATTTTTTTTAACCAGAATGTATTAAAATATTTTAATTCTATTATTGCCCCCATATTTAATTTTTTATTCTAGATGTACTATAATATTGCTGTCCTGTTTCTCCATTTGGAAATAATCCTGCTTTACATCCAGTCTCTGGAAAAAGAGTGTTATCAACTCTTAATCCATCAATACTACTATATTGTACAGACCAAGTAAGAGCAACTGTAGTTGCCCCACTTGTTGGACTATTAGTCCAGGGAGATGGAGGAAAATTATCTCCAGCTGCATTTGTTAAAAATCTTTGTAAGCGTATAGATTGCCCACTAGAAGGAACATAAGGAGTAGTCAGTGCGGCATTTGTAAATAGCTGATTAACATATTCCGCATAAGGAGTTTCCGCAAACAATATATTATTTACATCGGGCGTCCCCTCACTGGGAAAAGTAGTACTTTCACTTGATCTATAGTATTCATAACTCCCCGCACTATTTTTGTAAGCAGAATCAGCAGCATTTATTCCATATCCAAATGAAGATCCCGGAGGCGATACACTCCACCAAGGTAAACAAGAAGGGTTATGAACATCATCGGTAGTTACCCAAGCATAAGCTCTATTGTCATTTGTATTCGGAACGCCTGAAGCTTTTCCAAATCCTTCCATAATTATTGCATATTCTACAGGAGATCCATTACTAGGTAAATCTGGGTAATCTACGGCTCTTACAAAATTAGTAAATTTATTAATTTGTGTACCATCTGAGCGCATCAAATATCCAGTTGTTCCGTTTGTAGTAGCATAATCAGGCCAGTTAGAAAAAGAAGGCATAGATTGAGTATTACCATCAAACCCTGCTTGATTGTATTCTAAATTTCTAGAAAGCAATTCCCAAGAAGCTTCACCTGCTTTTCTATAGTATATTTTAAAATTTCCTGTATTATATGTGCTAGCACTACTTCCATTTCCTTCTTGAGAAGTACAAATAGAAAATAATATTGTTCCGCGCGTATGTGCTTCAGTTCCTATAAATTTTGGTGTTATTGTTGCCCCATTATCAAAAAAGCCGGTATAATTATAGTTTGTAGTAGCTGGATCAACAATTAACCATACTGCATTTAATGAATCTCCAATATTTTGAGATGTAATTACCTGTGTACCGCCACCGGGATTAGCCGGGTCTACTACACAAACCTGTGTAAGAGCTCCAGGATTAACCCCCGTAGTTCCCATTGTAATTGACGTATTAAAGCTAATTGATTTAGGCTCATAGTCAGTAGGAGTTGCTAATACTACTCCGTTTGCGTCTGTTACAGTTATTTCTATAGGATAAACGCCATTGGGATTTCCATTAAATGTTTCTCCGTTTGGCAATATATCACCTGGGACTAATTGAGTTAATTCTCCTGTATTTATATTCATTTCCCAATTATCTGGGTAATCTGTTGTTGGAGTAGTTATTCTAAATTGTAATTGTTGTATATTTACTCCTGGAATAGTATTGGCTGTTCCATTTTTAGGATCTGCTGCAGTCCATTTAGGCCCTCCTGGTGTTGGTATAAAAGGTTGTATTAATACCGGGTTATCAATAGTCGTTTCAAAAGCCGGCATAACAGGAGGAGTAACTAAAGTAGGTGGTAAATTTTTTAAAGCTCCAAATCCCTCTTCAACACCCGTTAAAGGAATATTGTTACTTACTATATCTCCATTAGAATCTATAACATCAACTTTTATAACAAAACTATAAACATTAACTTCTCTACTATTTTCAGTAAATAATAAAGGTTGAGTATTATTACTAATTCCAGTGTACTTTAAAGCATAATCACCACTACTTCCTGCGACAATAGAAAAAAGCTCAACGGTATCACCATTAGCATCAGTTTGTGATACTATAGTAGCTTCCGTTTGAAGAGTAGTTATAGGGTTGCCGGTAGCGTCAGCAGGAACAAAATAACCAGGTGTTACTATAGTTCCAGGCAGTGTGTCTTCTGAAAAATCCCAATTTACTCCTTGAAAAGAAGTAGCGGCGGGTGTATTAGATAATACAGCTGCGTTTAAGTCAACTATAAGACCCTCAGATGTAGTTTCCCAATATATATCAAGAAGAGATTCTACAGGCTCTGTTTCATATATAGCTAAATACGGAGTCATATTAGCTGTATTTAGCGGAACGTTTAAATTGTCACCGGTACCAGCACCTAAAAGAAAATTTAAAGCAGTAGCCCCTATAGATTTATCGATTGTAGATATTCTTGAAATTAACGGGTTAGTGTCTAATTGATAGAACACTTTGTTGCCGTTAGTAGCTCCAGTATTTACGGGAGGGTTAGAACCAGGTGTATTAACTGTAGTGTCGTCTTCAGTTGATAAATTTGAAAAGCCCATATTTACTTCTTTTGCTCTAGCTATAGCTGTCGATGTATGAGAAATTGCAACTTTTCCTTTAGAAGAAACTCTTGGGAAATACTGAGCATTATATGCTACAGAACTAGCGAAAGGTGCCGCTCCTGCATCTATTGTCATTATATTAGTTACTCTACCGTACAAAGTAACTGAGCTTCTATATTGTTTTTGATCTGGTCCTACCTCTGCTAAATCTCTAGGTATTTTATTTATATTATCATTAAATAATACTGTAAATGCTGTTCTATTTGTTTCGTCAGAAGGAAACAAACCATTGTCAATACCTCCCGCTTCAGCAGGTATAGGCGTAGGTAAAGCGGTAGGATCTCCTACATTTCCAGATTGGCCAGGGTAGCCATTAAGTATACCAGGTAAATACACATTATAATATTCTTGCTCTGTTTGTTTTACTACTATTTTGTAACTATACCAACCCAAATCATTAATTAAATATGCAAATTTTATATCAGGTGTGCCTGAGGGTAGATTATCTGTTCGTAGATAAACATCACTCACCCTTCCAGATGTAGTAACTGTATAAGTCTGTCCTCCTCCAGATGGCCCTGTTATGTTTTCTACAATAACAAAATCTTCATAAGCTCCTCTCATAGAATCTCCTACACGAGGAATGTTATCATTACCAGTATAAGTAGAATTTAATGAAAACGTGTAAGTGGTATCGTCAACAATTGCTGCATTACCATTAATAGCAAACCCATCTCCTGTGCCAATAGCACCTGCTTGCTGCTCTATTGCATACAATCCAGGAGTACCTAAAGCTAAATTTTTAGTTGATAATATAGGTGCATTTAATAATAAAGTTATAGCATCGCCAAACCAAAATTTAACATCAGTGTCTGTAGGTAATTCATCATAAGAGCTATAAATAGTAGACCCAAAATAAAACAAACCAGAAGTGTCTAATACTCCTGTATCTACAGATGATAGTATAACGGGAGATTGTCTACCAAATTTATCAGCTAAAACAAACCCAACTTGATAATTTCTATTTCTTTTAACAGAATGATTAGGATATTCTATAAAACTAGTATATTTACCAGAAACATCTTTGTCATTAATTCTACAGTTATAGTTTATATTGGATGGTGGGGTGTGTTGATCTCTATAGTTTCCATATATAATTCTATTTCCTGAACTTTCTTGAGAAAAAGCTCTAATAGGCACTCTATCATAAACCCTAGTTGTTTGAGCTTCCGGTAGTGTTTTATATGGCTTTCTAGATTGATACTCGTAAGTATAAGTGTTTTTTGTTCCGCTAGCACTTACAACACTACCTACATCAAGACTTTCTAAAACTTTAACAGCTACTGAATCGCTTTCTCTAAAAAGAATTTCAATCTCAGATATTTTGTAATCGCTTATTAATCTATTAGCATTAATAGGTAGCGGAATTACTAAACCTATATTTTGTGCCATGTTCTCCATAAAAGAAACCACAGTAGATTGATATGCCGCATCCTCATCTCCATTTAGAAAATAACCTTTTTGCTTTGGTATATATGCAATTTGAGTAAAAGGAGCCATTAAAGAATACTCGTTATCGTCGTACTTAAATCTATAACTAAATCTAACAAAACGATCTTCTAAATAATCTGGATCACCAGGCCAATTAGCAGTATTAGCTTCATTAGTCATAGTAGATTTAATTAACGTAACATAAGTATCTGTTGTTAAAGGAGCCGGAAAACCTGGGCTTACATTTACTATTGTTTGTAAAGAAGTAGGATTATAGCCTAATGATTCCACTATAATATAATTAGTTCCGGAAACTCCATTTTCGCTAGATAAAACCGTGGCGCCTATAAACGGAGTTAATTCTGTTCTTATATCTCCGTCAATAAAAAATGCATTTATAGTTGGGCTACCTTGTCCTGGTAAATCAACCACTAATGTAGTACTATTATATAATTTAATAGCTTGATATGGACTGTATTTTGCTACAGATATTTGATGTTCTTGAGTGTAGTAAGAAGCATTAGGGCTACCACCATATCTTTGTCCTGGGGGGTTTATATTTATTTTACGAGGCTGATTTCTATTGTCTGTCCAAAATAATAAATTTTCAATTAAATTAACACCTATTATGCGATTAGTTGTTGAAAAATTTAAAAAATTACCTTGAACTAAAACATTATACTCATTAGTAGAATTGTTATAAACGTAAATATAATGCAAAGATGTAGCTGGAGCATCAGTAGGCGCTAAAGGATTAGGGTCTGTGTAGTCTGTTAGGAAAACATATATTTTATTAGTAGCATTGTCAGGCAAAAGCCCAATAATAGTCAAATTACCCGCAAGCTCTGTAACAGTTAATAAATCATTACCAATAATGTTTTCAATGGCCCCTACATCATTATCTTCGGATCTACCAACAGATATATTCCGAGCATCTCTATATTCGCCGTTAGGCAATATTCTATCGTCAAGATCTTTATTCATCTTAGACTTTAGAAATGTGTTTTTTATTTGTTGAGCCATTTAATTATGATTTAATCCATTTAGATTTGCCTCGCATTACTTGAACTATTTCTTCAAGCTTAATATTTGATAATCTTATTTTCGCATTTCTCAGTTTAGCTGATCTATCTCTTTTTAATCTTTGCACTATGTACTCAGGCTGATTAATTCTAGATGCTAATATAGAATATAATATATGTGCATATAAAGCATCCTCCGCCATTTTAGGTATTCTTGCGTCTAATTCATAAGCTAAACCGTCTGAAATATATTCAAGTACTATTAATCGATCAATTAAATTAGAAGAAAAGGCTATTGTACCATCTCTTTCATTCATATTAAACCAACCGTTTCTTTGAGTGTATTGAGGATTGTTTCCGTATCTTTGCCCATAAAAAGGGTTGCCTGTAAGCCACCCAGCATAAGACCAATAGTCTTCTACAGTAATATTGCCGTTAAGTAAATTATCATTAGCATCTCCCCATCGTTCTAATGTTTGAGAGGATCCTTCTAAGTTATCCCCAAAGTTATCTTGAACTGGGTCTCCTTGAGGCTCATCTTGTAATGGAACTTCATAAGGAGCTATAGTTAAATTATTAGCGGGATAAATAGGATGTTTTGTTCCTTGAGAATCAATATAACTTAATGCAACGTAATTAACATAGTCCTGAGGAATTATAACACTTAAGCTTGCAGGAATAGTTAACTCTTGAGATTTTATACTTTTTAAAGTATCATAACTAAATTCTTGTAATCCTCTTTTAGCATGAAATATAACGTCAGTTCTTTTAACATCTGGTATCAATTTGTGCTCGCCTACATAAGTAGCTATAAACCCATTGATTACGTCGTTTAAAGAAGTATATCCGTATTCACCATAATTTTCTTGTACAGCTGTACCTATAGCTTCGTTATTACCATAACTTCCGCCATCCATTGATTTTAATTGCACTACTACATAAACCCCTGCAGCTGGTGGCGCTGCTATAGTTATAGTGTTTTCTAAAACTGTAAAAGTTAATATATATCGGGTATAAGATCCCGGCATATTAGTTGCGCTAGTGTAAAGAACAAAATTATTTAAAGTATAATCAACAGAAGCTGGATCAGAAGAAGCAAATACTAAATCTGTGTTAAACGTAGTTGTAAATATCCCAGTACCATCAGATATAAATTTTTGGGCTCCAGCGTAATACTGGGCATTAGTTTCGGTTATTAAACCTCCATTTGGTTTAGGCATATCTTATAGTGTTGAGCGTTGTACTTCTTGTTGAACTTGTTGTGAGGCTACTTGAATAACCGAAGGATCCCTAATAACAATACCCGAATAAAGTAATATTTTTAATATTATATTAGTTTGTTCGGTTTTTGACAATTCAAAATCTATAGAATTTGTAGGATTGTATTGATAATAGTTTTGGCCGGTGGGAATAATAAAATTCCAAATAACATCAGAAGGTTTTCTCAAATAACTTACTGTTATATCCGATGTAATAGCTTGTGGATATAAATATAATTTATGATTTTCGTATAAGTATATTGGATATGTAGTTGTAGGCGCAATTAAAGGCGTAGTATTTATATACAAAAGCTCATTTCGTTGTACCAGTTGAGCTTCTGTACTGTCTTTATATATAACTGTGCCTAATTTATAAAAGTCTTCTGGTGTAGCTATAACCACTATTGCAGCCCCGTTAGCTGGAACTGTATTAAATATTATATTAGTTCCGCTAATATTAAAAGCGGTTGTTGCAACTCCATTAATAGTAACGGATATTACACTGCTAGCTAATTGAGAAGAAGTTATTGATGTAAATGCAAATGATGAAGAACTTCCATTCCCAATAAAGTTTTGTGTTGCAGAAGTTGCTCCTGTTGTTGTAGGCAATGTAAAATATTTACCAGCAGGATTGTAAGTTGCGTTTCCGTATTTTTTAAATATAGAAATGGCTTGATCAACATTTTTAATTCTGTCGCCATATTCTGTGTCATTATCTGGTCTACGAAGTTGTAGATTTAATGTATCAAAGTAACTTTCAAATATTTCAAGCTGAACTTGCGTTGCAACTTTATTAAATTCATCTGGTGATAAGTTACCTCTCTGCTCTTTGTTAAGAATAAGTAACACCGTTTTATAAACTATATCTACGTTTACTGCCATTTTATTTCTTTTGTTATAAATATTAACCGGCCTCACTTAAGAAACCGGCTAATAATAATTCACCATCTATAATATAATCACGTGTTTTTAAAAAAAACTACTAATTAAATTTCTTTTCTATAGATCTATATACTTCAACTCCTTCATCAGTTTTAAAGAATGCGGCCATAGCTGAGTATGGGTTTTCATCAAAAGGTACAGACATTAGCTTTCTACCATTAGATGTCCAAGAAAAAGTTCTTTGATCTTGAGACAAAGTAATTATACTCGCTTCTGTAGCTTTTATTGCTACATTTCTAAGCCCTACATTCTCATCTTGAGCTAATTCTAAAAATAATTCAGGGTTGTTATTTGCAAACAATCTTAAATCTCTTTTAATTTCTTTAGAAGATAAATTGTTTACTGCATTACCCATTTCAACTCTTAGTATAGCCTCGGCATCGTCAATATCCATATCTCTAGCAAATACTGCTGCATCAGTTTGCAGATCAAGTAATTCTAAATCATCGTAAGCTTCTTCAACCGGATCATATTCCTCGTAAATTCTGCCTTTTAACGGATGATACAATGAAAGAAGTTTTTGTAAATTTTGTTGTGTTTTAGGAACTCTTAAATCCCCATCTCTAAACATGATATGTCCTAATGTAGCTTCACCATCCTGTTCGCTTTTAAAAGGCGAATCATGATTAGTAGCATATCTAATTTCTTTTTGTATTCCAGTTTCTTCATCAAAATACAACAATGCATGCTTTCTAGTATGCTTTCCTGGAATAGTTAATGTAAGAGGAGTGTGTCTACCTATTAAGTAATATAACCTATCTTTAATTTCCCATTTAGGTTTAGTTGGTTTTTTTGGTGTTTCTACAACTGGTTTTGTAGCAACTACTTCTGGTAGTCTATCTGTAATTGGTTCTTGTGGTGCAGCTTTTTTAGCTGCGGGTTTTTTATTTGCCATAATATAATATAATTAAATAGTTAAAAATAAAGGGAGGACCCGAAGGCCCTCGCCTTTAGTATTGAAATTATTAGATTCCTCTGAATAATACAAAGTTATTAGCTGCTTGAGTAATCAAACATCTTTCAGATAGGAAGTTTACTTCCATTGCATCAAGAGTTGAATTACTAGCACCTCCTACAGATCCTGTTAACCAAGACTTCATTCTACGGTCATCAGTTTGAGAAGCTCTGTATCGTACGTGCAAAAATGGACGACGAATGTTAGTTCCTAAAACTTGATCGTAAACAGTTGAAGTTCCAGCAGGTACTAATACACCTTCAATTGAGTTAACTCCATTGATAGCTCCACGAGTAGACGCATCATTTAAGTATTTCCAATCTGTTTTGTAAAAGTCATAAGATCCTCTACGGAATCCGCTGAATCCTAAGTTAAGCGCCATGTCTTCTGAATTTTCAAATAATCCAAAAGCAACCCCTCCAGAAGTTCCCGAAGAAATGCTTGCTAGCATATCATCAAAATCTAAAGCAGTTTGACGGTTTAAGAATAACATGTTCTCCTCAATTGCTCCTTGAGTATCAAGGTTTTTAAGGATAGCATCAAATTCAGTCAATCCTTGAGCCGCAGTAAATCCAGTTTCTACGTTTCCTCGAGCTTGAATAGCCGCAAATAAACCTTGTGTTCCTGGCTGAGTTAATGGGTTAAGAGCAGATGCGTTTAATTCACCTTCTACCATTGCCATTTCTAAGTAATCTTCAAAACGTAAACGAGTTTCAGATTCAGCTTTCAAATACCATAAGTACCCGTCAGTTCCGTCTTCAGTCGCTACATTTACCCATCCGATTTGTGCAGTATCAGATCCAGATACAACGTACTGATCTCTAATAATGATTGGAGAGTTAGAAAACTGTGTTAATACAGGCTCTACACTATTTCGTACTGCAGAGTTACCTGCGCCACCTGCTGCCAATGTAGTTCCTTTAGAATAATCAGATCCGTAAACGAATACTTTTAATCCAGCTGCAGAAAAACCTTGAGTTGTTAAAGTTGTTCCAGCAAATGGCTGAATAGTAATTGTTCCAGCTGCACCAAGTACAGAAACTGTTACAATACCTTTAGCCTCTAGCCCAGTAGCTGGATCTAAAACAACAACAGTATCATTTACTGAAATTACGTTACTAACTCCTGCTGTAGCAGCTGGGTTAAGAGTAATTACAGATAATGTACCAGCTCCGTTAGCTTGAGATACTCCAGCGTAAGAGATGTGTAATCTGTTTTGTTCAGACCAAATAACTTGATCAGATGTCATTGGCATTTCAGCACCAACCATTCTTAAAAATCCAGATAACGTTCTGTTTCCATAACGCTCTACTTCTGCTTCGTAGATTTCTGGTAAATACTGCTGAGCAAAGTCAGCAAAGTTTCCTGGAACCCCAGCACCTCCGCCGTTGTTGTTCCATTGTAAATAATTTGTCGCAAGCAATTGCTGCGTTTGTGATGGGATTATACTCCCAAATTGTGGTAATAAACTCATTTCTATTAGTTTTTAAACTTTTTAATTTTTAGTTTTGCGGAGTCCGCTCCAGAAATTGATTTGACTTTATATGCACCGAAACGAGCACTTTCAACAGGTGCCGCTTTTCTAGCTTCCGTAGATGTGTTATTAGATTTGTTTACAACATCTCTAATAGCATCTGCTTTGCCTTGTTCGTAGAAGTGATTTGCTATTTTATCAGCATTTGCTCCTGCGTATAAAGCCTTGTGATACCCTTTAGTATCTTTAACCGTGCCATCTTCCCCAAGGAACTTCCCTATGAAATTACCGATGTCCGATTGTTTTTCTCCCACTTGAGCGGCATTTTGAACTCCATATCTAAACTTTTTTTCTCCTAAATCGAAATCGAAACCTTCGAAATCTTTATTAAATAATTGTTCAGTTTGGGTTTTAAACTTCTCATGATTTTGGGAGTTTCTTTCCTGGTCCTCCTTATATCGATTAAAAAAGTCCGATGCCTTTTGTTGATCCTCAGAAAGACTAGGTGACTTCAACTTGATGTCATCATAATATTTTTCTTTAGTATCTTCTAAAAACTTACGGGCTTTCGAAACCTCTTCTTTGTATGCGAGTTTTTTTCTTTTGATGTCTCGCTCTTCATCAATATCTTCATCAAATGCGAAAGTGTCTTCGATCATAAAATCAATTTCTTCTTGCGACAAATGAGGTTTAGTGCTTTTATAATATTCTTTTACTAAGGCATCTCTATCAACATCTTCATAATTTGTATTGAGCCTAATGTAATCCTGCATAGTCCCCCCGGTTTCCTTCATAAAGTCTACCAGTTTGTTTATATTTTCTGGCAAATCATTTTGAATAGGTTGAGATTCCGCTACCGGTTCTTCAGCTTTTATTTCTTTTTCTTCTTCTTCTTCGGTAATTTCTTTAATGACTGGCTCGGGTATTCCTTCCTCCACTTTTTGAATATCTTCGGCTCGTTCATCATTAACCACACCGCCTGCGCTTGGCTCTGGATTGGCATCTTTTTTTTCTTTAGGAATTACTACTCTAGTTACATTACTTGGAACATCTATTAAAGGTTCCTTGTTTTTTGCAGCCAACTGTTCATCAGTTAGCTTTGGCTTGGACTGGATCTTAAAAGATCCCTCCGTTTTTGTTTGTTCATTCATGATATAATATTATATAATTATTAAATACTTATTTAGCTAGGATCAAATGATGATAAGTCAAATCCTCCCATTACGTCATTGCCTTGTGATTCAAAGTTTTTAGGCATGCCTTCTGTTTGTCTTTGTTGTATTAATTCGCTTTGTTGAGTTCCTTGTATCTTTACCCTTTTGTCTTTTCTATCTTCTATTTCCGCTTCTTTTTGTTTAGTAGCGCCTAACTGAGCTTGGGCTAATTGCATGTTATATTCAAATTCTGTTGCCATTAATTGCTTCTTTATTTGAGCTTCCCTTTCCATTCTTTGTATTTCAAATTGGGACTTAGCTTGTTCTATAGCAACTTTTTCAGACGTAAGAGCTTGTTGTTTTTGCACTTCCGCCATTGCGGCTTTTTCAGAGGCTTGAGCATTTGCTTCTGCTTGAGCTTGTATGTTTTGCTGTGCTACCGCTTGTTCTCTTTCTAATTTTTTCTTACGCTTGAGCTTTAACATTTGATTAGCGAGCTTAAGATTTTTAATCTCACGTATATCGATAGCATCCTCTATATCAATACTACCTTGTTGCAATGAAGCATTTATGTTGGCTGCTAATTCAGCTTTTTCTTCGTCGTCTGGTTCCATTTCTAAATATATTCCAAAGTCATGAAGATTTAAATTTTCTATTTCTCTTAGTGTTTCTACGTTAAATGTAGATATACTGTTCATTAAAGAATTCTTAGTAAGAGGGAAATTTAATACATCAGCTATTTTTAAAGAAATATTTTCACAAGTACTCAAAGCTAAGAAAAGACTAGCATCTTGAATGTGTTTAGTAGCTACATTAGAAGCATTAGCTGCCATTTTTTGTAAGCCAACTAAAGAATCTGCATCAGGTAAAGATCCATCTCTTGCTTCGTTTAATCCGGTAACATCTCTAATCATTTGCATATTATAATTATAAGCAGTAATAAGAGATTGTATCTTTCCTATTCCACTGGAAGAAGACAATTCTTGAATTGGCACCTTAGCTCTATTCATATCTCCATCTTGAGTAAGAGATCTACCCACAACAGAACCTGTTTGGAAGTACATGTTTAATGCTTCCGCTGGATTATAATTTGTTCCGTTACCTAAATCTACTTCAGCTAATCCGTCCATATCTAAAAATATACCATCAGGCACCATTCTAGATAATACTTGTTGGATTTTTAAATGGGTTAGTTGGATAACATCGGCAAACCCTATACATTTACTTATTAAGGATTGTATTTTTCCTTTATACATTCTAGGAGCACATAAAGAATAACTCATTTCAACACGAGTTGTATCAGCTAAAGGTCTTGTCATGTTTTCTGACATTTCCCACTTAAGCATCATATCTGTCCCAATAACTTTAGCTCCTTCGTACAAAACTTCTATAGATCTAGAAACTCTTTCAAAATTGTCATTTGGGGGAGGATTAAACTCATCAGTTTTTTCGATTGCTTTTTCTAAGCCAGAATCTGTTCTTTTTATTTTAAATACTTGATCTGTATAAGTTTTGTATTCAAAATATAATACTTGAACAGTATTATAATCGTAGTTTTCAAAGCCTCTTATCATTCTTCGATTACCAGGCATCTTTTGTATTCTTTCTAATTCTTCATTAGAAATATTAGGAAATTCTTTTTTAAGCTCTGGAATAGTTATAGATTTAACTTCTCCTACATAATATATATCTTCAAAATGAGGATCTTCTGTGTAAGACCAAACGCAATAAGCAGGATCTACGTAATCAACTACGATACCCTCAGCAGGATTAAAAGAAGTTTTGGTAATACCTATTCCTATATTTACTAAATCTTGGTTTACTCTGGATTTAGTAAGATCAAATTCATTAGTTGCTAAAACCGTACTAATAGCTTCCTCCTCAGCCACTTCAATTGCTTGCTTATAGCTAAGTTGCATGTGTAAATCTCTTTCTTCTATAGTTTCAGGAAGACTTTCTGGAGGTATATTAGATCTGCTTAAATTTACCTTAACAATTTCTGAGGCTTGAGCTTGCTCATTTTTGGTTACCATATCAAACAATATGTCTTCCGCAAAATCTGTTCTTTTCTTTAAAGACTCAGGGTCTTGAGCGTATGAGGTTAAATCATACTGCTTTTGAGTTATACCATTAGCTACTATATTAGAAAATTTAGATAATATAGGAACAGGTTTCCAATCTAAATTAAGATAAGACAAATCTCCATTAATAGCTAATTCGTCTTTATACTTTTGCACGCTTTGTTCGCCTCTAGCATATAACCGTAGATTATGAAAGTTATTCCAATTTGTTGCGTAACGATTTGAACCACTTCCTCCGTAATTAAACCACTCTTGTTCTATAGCTCTACTTACTTGAAGTCCGTATTCCCAGGTAGCTTTCTCAGCATCGCTTACTACTTGATCTGGAAATGGGCTATTAGTATTTGTACTTACATTCATTTATTGTATTATTTTTGAAGTAGATCCCTCGTTGTTATATTTTTTAAAACCCAAAGAATATGATTTAATTTTAGTTAATCCTTTAGGACTATATCTATGCTTATTGCAGGCCATTAAAGCTAATCCTGAACTTATAGAAGCATCATGCTTTGTTCTATTATTTATATCAAACTTAGCCCAATCTTCTAAAGTTCTTTGAAGATATATATCTCCATAACCATCTTTTTTTTCTCCCACAAAATCTTCTATATACGTTTCTATAGCAGAGGCATGAGCTTGTTTTATATCTTCACTTGAATTAGGTATTCCTCCTACTTCTCTTTCTGCTAATGATAATTTGTTATATGTTTTATCTGGCCTATTAATACTAAATCCTCTATATCCCCTACGTTTTAAATAATAAAGTAATCTAGGTTTATTATTTTCTGCTAATAAAGGCATGCCATAAAATACTATAGCCATAAGCACATCTTCAAAAAACATTTCTGCTGTTGAAGGTCTTGCAATATATTCAAGAAAAAAATGATTAGGTGGTACATTTTCTATAGAAAATTTTGTTAATCCATGAAGCGATCCGTTAGATCCACCACCACCAACAACACCACTAATGTCATAGCTATCACATCCAAAAGCTCCCAAATGCTCATTGCCAGGATATTTAATACCATTTTTTATTATTAAGTTATTTTGTTGTTCTTGATCTGGCACCCAAGTAATAAAAAATCTACCATTTTTATTTGGATAGAACATTACTTTAGTATCTTTAATTCCGTTTTCCCACTGAAAATTACCTTGGGTAACCATAGCAGAATTTTTTAATTCTTCGTTATAATCTATTTGTTGATAAATTTTTGTTAAATTAAAAATAGATTGTTTAGCTTCATCTCTAAAAGCGTGTTGCTCCGTTCTTGGAAACTGCCTATAATATTCATTTAAAGCATCGGCATCGTCTTTTAATCCTTCAACTTCATTTTCCCAGTGTTGTATTACTCCTTCTGTAATTAAGTTTCCTTGTGGATCTAATGTTTCTTTTTTTGGAGTATCAAACACAGGATAACCATACTGATCAATAAAACCTTCATAATTCCATTCCATAGGAATAAACAGTTTATATAAACCTGTTTTAGTTTGCCCATTTTTATTTCTTAATAATGCATCCGAGCCATCATATAATTTTTTGAAGTTTTTACCTCCTTTATCTAAAGCATTTGATGTTGATCCCATCATACATTTACCTACTATTCTACTACCTAATCGTAAGCAAGTTTTAGTCACTCGCCAGTTGTTAAGTATATTAGTAGGCTTTTCCCATTTGCCAGATTCATCGTGAACTAATAGCTTTAGCTTTTCACCGTCATAACTGTTGTCACCCGTATTTTTCCAATCAATTGTAGTATCTAATCCGTCAAGTTCAGTAGCCATTTGATTATCCTCTAATTTACGCCTTGTAAATTTAGAAGCAGGCACCCTGTATGCTAATTCTGTTTTTGGACGGTCCATACCGTCTTGTATTGGCTTAAAGAAAAACGGGTAGTTTACCGAGATTGGTACAACTTTATCCGTAAACATTTTTTTAGCATCAGCCCCGGATTTAGATAATATGCCGAATCTAGAGTCTGAAGATATCGTAGCTGAATTAACTGTTTCTCCCGACGACATGAATGAAAATCCAGAGCGTCTATTTTTAAGGTAACAAATACCGTACGATCTTGAATCCGCTTTGCAGGCCTCCCAGAATAAATAGAATAATCTATTTGATTCTCTAAAGTCCGGTAATCCGACGTCAATCTTAGACCACTGCAGGTACATGTAGTGAGTACCAGTAATGTAAGTAGGCTTATTTTTGTTAATAAACCAAAAACCTTTTTCCCGTCTTTCAAATTCTTCATCTATATATGGATGCCACTGTTCTTTAAAACTATTTGGATAAGCATTCCAATCTTGAACGCTTTTAATTTTTTTTAATACTTTGGGATATTGAGTGGCTTTCCACTTATTTTCCCCTAAGTCTTTTATGTCTTCAGCTTTAGGTAATGCGATCATTACGCTGCCGATTTCATATATTTCTCCAATCTTTCCGGTTTTACTGATTACAACAATATCGTATTCTTTGTTATAACCGTATTTCCATTTAGAATAACGATTTTTTTTACTAATTACAGAAGATTTAATGTGGTCTTTAACAACTCTGTATAATGTTTGTTCATAAACCATTACTTAGATCTCCCCTCTGCAAAACCTTTAAATGTAGGTTTATTTGCTTTATCATTGGAATCTGCAATCATCTGCTCCTCTTCTTGAATCTTATTTAATATTTCGAAAGCATCAAATATGCAAAGCTTTTTAGTAGCGGCAGCATTTTTAAGTCTGTCAGCAGATATATCTTCTTCTGAGTCAACGATCTTTTCTTTTGCTACCTTTACTAATTCTTTAATTGCTTCGCGCCCAGCCGCTATTATATTCTTCTTCGTTTCTATCGAGCTCATACTTTATAACAATATCATTTGATTTCATACAATACATAATTTGATTATCTATAACAAATTCCCATTCGCTATTTGGTGTAAATCCAATTATGTCCCCTGGATTGATTCCAGCACGTTCTAAGGACTTATTGCCTATTTTTAGTATACCAATAAGACTAGCTGTTTTATCGCTACTAAAAGGGTCTTTATTTTTAACCGGAGCAACAAAGCATCTATCGCCAAATGATTTCCAGTTCTTTTTATTCTTGTACAAATATATTTGATCTATTGCACACATAAAAAGCCCGTCTTTAAGAAACGATCTACTATTTTTTTTAAGTCCTTTCATATCATAAAAAACTCTAAACACGTTATGATGAACTACAATTAGATCCCCTTTTTTTATAGGGGTTGCAAATGCCGCGGGAGTTTCTACAACTTCCGCTATATTATTAACGTGCTTAAAACTTTCTATAGAAGTATTAGTTACTAGGTCTACTTCCCCAACCTTTACCGTATTATCATATCTTTGGCCTACTGGCTTTATGATAAAATCGTATATACTTCTCATTAGTACTCCAAGTCATACTCAACGGATATTGCCATGTTAGAATTAAACTTCTTCCACGGCATTACCTCGTCTTCTTTTTTTATAAATATATTATAAGAATTATCAGACTCTTCAAATATTATATGAGAAATTTCGTGCCCACCGTAAACTGTCTGCTTAACAGAGTAATGCATTGCTTCGTTCTTATAGTCAGCACCTATACTTATCTTTCTTATAATATTGCCCATGACCCTACTCTTTTTTATCCGTAGGTATTACTTCATAAGTACCGTCAGTTAAATTAATGTTAATAGGTCCATACTCGTCTTCAATAGATTTTTTAAAGTCCTCCATTTCTTTTTCAAGCATATTTATTTGATAAATAGCTTTTGCTTTTTGAACCTCTAATCCTCCAATGTGCGCACAAAACTTTTGTAAGTCTGCTTGCAGCGTTTGTACTTTTTCTAATTGTTCTTTACTAATTGATAAGTTTTCTGATTTCATTTTTTTTACTTTACTCATTTTGATTTAATTTAATTGTTAATAATTATTGTGTTTAGTTTTGGGCTCGGCTAGATGCTTGATTAAATGTTTTTACATCTCTGTTTGCATATCGCATATAATTAGTTGAATCTTCTTTAAATGCCTTATATTCTCTTCGAGCATAAGGATCTCCTTTTTTGGCTAGTCGTTTTTTGTATTCAGGAATTTGTTTCTTAGGTGCTTTATCTGAATAAGGTCTAGCGGTATAACTTTTGGTCTCGGGATTGTAGTCAACATTTCTTGTTCCTGGGGGCATAGCTAACGTGCCATCGCGGGCGTCCGCATTAAATTTTCGTTCTTTCGCAGTACTCATGTATTCTTCTCCGGTTTTTTGATCTACTGCGGTGTAAGCTCCTCCGCTATCCTTTTTATTTTTAGAATATTTTCCTCTTCCTTCTTTTTCGTCATTACTCATTTCTTGTCTTAAGGGTATTCCATTGGTTAGATCCTCAAATTTTTTGTTTTTTAAAGGGGTTCTACCCGGTATTTGCATGTATGCCATAATTATTTATTTTAATCGGGTTAATATAACATCTCCTTCCCAGTCGCCACTATAAGTACAAACAATAATATCCTCACTTTGTAAAGAATATTCAATTTGAACAGTGTACCCGTTAAGAGAATTGTGTAGGTTAGTTGTTAATTTATTGTTTTTATAATCTATTATTTTTTCTGTTATTACTCTATTTTTGCTAAAACTTGTATTAAAAACGTTTAATACCGCATATTCTGAAGTTACTATTGTGGTTATGTAAGAGGAGGTTTCACTCTCCCATAAACCGCTTAACTCTTTTTGCGCAAATAATTGACTTGATACTAGTAATAATAATGTAATAAATAAATTTTTCATTTGATTAAATTTAATTGTTAATTTTTAATTGTTAATTTTTAATTGGCGTTTCTATAACGTATTTAGCGTGAGGAAAATAATAATCATATCCTGGGTACATTATTTGAGTATATCCTCGATCGTCAGTCCCTAATACCTTAAACTTGACTCCTTTCATTGTTATACGTCCGCCTTTTATAATATTTTGGGGCTTACTAACATCAGGGCTGTTTTTTAAATAACCTTTTTTAGAAGTTTTCATTTATGCATTTTTATAGGCTTCAGCTTCCCAAGGCAAATTTTTTGCCCCTTCTTTCATAGTGCTTCGTGGATATTTCTTACCTTTCCAATAAACGTAATCGTTATCATAGTCTAAATCGCCTCTTTTTATTTGATTGATGTGCACCATTTCATGAGCTATAACATTTTTTTCTTTTAAAGGAGACAAATTATTATTTAATATAATTGTGCCTTTGTTAGTAGCTAAACCATTAATATCATCACCTATATCTTTATGATAGATAGGAGTATCAATTATTTTATATGGAGCGCTAATTTTAAAAGCCATGTTTATATTATTAATAATAGCCTCGCGAGACGTTAATCCCGCAAGACTATAGTTATTTTATTATGCGAATGTCGCAGTTCTAAAATACATTTGCTTAGGTGCAGCAGCATTATCAACTCCTACATTAACTGTAGCAACCACTCCTCCTGGATTAGCAGTCATTGCAGATCTTACTGCAGATACTAGTGGGTTAGCATTACCTGATGTCAACGTTGGATTAACCGCAGCTGAAATACTAGTAGATACAGCTAAAGTTAAAGTTTTGTAACCAGCTTCAGAATTTCTTCCAGTTAAACCTATTACTAAGGTTTTAGCATTTGCTCCTGTTGCTCCAGTTGCAGTTACTTTTGTGATGTCTTCAACATTTACTAAGATACCTTCGGTTGGTCCTAGTGGCTGTACAGCTGCTGAATTTTTTACGTTAAATTTAATGAATTTTGCCATTTTGTTTTTGTTTTTGTTTATGTTTATGTTTATGTTTATTTAGGTTTATACAGTCCTATCTGTTATTTACCTACTATTATATCTGATGCGGCACTCCCATTGGATGGAATTAATACATAGTCTACTACAACTGGTAAAACTGTTCCAGCAGCAACGTTTTTAAATTCTAATGCATCTGAGATTTGAGGATTTGGTGTTCCTGCTACAATTACTCTTACTGTGCCAGCAGTTCCTACATATACTACAGAACCTGTTAAATTAGTTCCTAAAGACCCGGACTGATTTTCAAAAACCCAAGCAGACTTAAGATTTATAGAATTAGTAGGGATCCACGTTTGTGCTCTTGTTATATAACTTGGATTTGTTGGAAATTGTCCCATAATTATCTATTATTTTGCCAGTGTTTACTTAGAGGGTGTCCGCTATGTTTGTAATCGTCTACTCGGTGAATAGCTCCTTTAGCATCATATATTAATTCACGGTCGTGAATCATTGTTTGCTTCGCATGCTTATCACCTTTTTTGTACTCTTTGTCAGCTCGGTGAAGTTGTCCTTTTGCATCGTAGATTAGCTCTCTTTCATGCATCATTTTTTTGTCGTACTTGTTCATGGTTATGTTTGTGTTTATGGTTATTTTTTTATTTTGTTTGTTATCTTTTCTCCTGATCTAACTACAAAGTAACCGCCAACGGCAGTTATCATAAGTGCTTTAAGAAGATCTATCCATTCTCCATCTATATTAAATGGTATTGAATCTGTGCTATCTAATATAACAAAAAGAAACATGCAAGCTAATAAGAATGTTAATGTTAATGGCCGTACATTTTTTGACAACCAACTATCTGAATGTAAATCAGCTTCCCAACGTTTAGTTATTTCTTGTTCTCTTATTGCGTCTGTTTCTAGTTCAGCTAATAATAATTTTTTATCTATTTCAGATAATCCGGAATCACCTTTAATTGCAGTTCCTAATTTACTTAATGCTTCAACCCCAGTTAATGATCCTGCCATATCTAACAGCTCTGGGGCAAACTTTTTTCCTTGAGCGGCTAAGAATCTTAAAGCTCTTCCTACAGCTGTTCCTCCACCGCCATTTTTTTTTGCGTTCGGATTCTTATTCATAATTATCGGTTTCTTGAAGCTTTCACACAATTATTAACTCTGCGATTGCCTTTCATCTTTGTGCCTTTTTTAATATAGCCCGTCCAGCAAGGCGTTGATTTTTTCTTTTTTCCTTTCATATTAACAGTTCCATTTTCTTCGCGCAGCTAATCCTCTTTCTGATTTCCAGCCTTTAGATCTTGCACAAAATGATTTACGTCTCTTAGCAGCTTTACTGCCTTTTTTTAATTTAGAGGGTGGTGTAGTCACGGCAGTTTTTAATTTACTACCAGGATTATCTTTGCGGTACTTTGCAACTCCTTTGGCAGTCATTCCTCCTCCGGCTTTTTTACCTCGGCCTTTACCTTTTTTTACTTTTGCGTAGTTTCCTTTTGATTTCTTACGCGATGGCGCCTTACCTCTTTTCTTAGGCGCTGATTTTTTCTTTACTGCCATTATTCTACTGTTTTATCCCAACGGGCTCTAGTTTTTCTTATATCGTAATGAGTAAAGGTGTTATACTTACCAAGACCTCCTTGTAATATGTGACCGTGCTCGGTTAAATTGTCTATTGCTTTATAAACTTCTGCTGGGTCTAAATTATTTATTTGAATATCAGCAGCTTTACCTAATATATGCTGTGAGTTTGAAACCCCTCCAACCGCTTTATTATGCTTAGGACACCTATACGCATTTGTAAGCTTTACAGGTTTTTTTATAAAATCTCTTATTGTTTGTAACTGAGCTGCTAGTTTTTGTATTTCAAACAAAACATCTTCTGGCATTTCGCAACCACACTTACATTCAAATTCAGACTTATTAAAATTTTTAGTAAGCTTCATTGTACCGTCCTTTCTTGGCACATTCCGTTATTGGTTTTGACTCATACCTGCAAGGGTATTTTAAAACTTGTATTGGGTTTATTCCAGAAGAATTACCCTTTGCATGAGGTCTGCCTTCTTGACTTAAGGGACCATCCCATAAAGCACTTTCTCCTATTTCTTTTGCGTTAGTTGCTTTTCCTGTTGGATTGTCAACCATTCTTTTTTTATATTCCATATCGTTTATTAATTAAATCTTCTGTTAAAAATATTAGGGTCTACAGCCATATCTCGTTGCTCTTGATTTCCAAACATTGCTTCCCCCACAGCTAAAGCTCCTGGAGCCATAGATGACGGTGTGGAAGGAGGCGGCGTTGCGGCTTGAACAATTGACTCTTCTGTATTAGACCCACCTGCCTCTAAAGCTGCTATCCTAGCTTCTAGTCCGCTAGTGTCTGTTGCTGAAGGCGCTGGGGGTGCCGCTGAAACGGACGCTGCTCCTGCAACTCCTGCTGGTTGACTTGCTGCCTGAGCTTGTGCTCTTTGTTGAGCTTGTTGCACAGCTTTAAGAGCCGGGTTGTTTGAAAAAGCAGTTCCCAGACTACTAAAAGGTTTCATTGCTGCCATTATTCCTGCCATAATTATCTTGTTTTATCTTTATTAATTTTTCCTATAGCAGTGGCTAAAGTTTTGTCACTGTAAGAAATCCGTTTCATTGCTGGATTACGTCTTGTAGAAGTTGGTATATCTTCTGTTCCCAACATTATTCTATAAATCTGTTGTATTATATTTTTTGTTTGTAAACTAACTTGATATATACTATAGCTTTTATCTGCGCCGTTATATCCTCTCCACTTAACTATCCAACCCTCTTTTAATAATCTATTCCATCTTCTATTGTCCCAAGAATAAATTAAAATGCCATCTTCAAAGTCTTTTCTTGTGAAATTACCTAAACAATCAAAGTATATTAATAATTCTAAGTCAGCATCGGTTAGTCCAGTTTTTTTACAAGCCCATCTTCGTATTACTCTATAGTGTTTTAACAGACCTATTTCTTTTAACTTCTGGCCGGTTAACTCTCTCATAAAACAAATACTACATCTTGAGCTTTAATAACGTGATATGTTTCTTTATCAAGTTCTATTTTGTGACCAGCATGACGATCGTAATATATTACATCATCTTTATTTATTCCGTCACATTCAGATCCTGTAGATACTACTGTAGCTTCTACATATCTTATATCTTCTCGGTGGTTTTCAGCTAAAAGCAATCCGCCTTTAGTTTTAGTAACACCTTCTTTTAATTTTTTTATTATTATGTTTCTACCTATTGCATTCATATTATCCTCTTACGTTAGACATAACACAGTTGGTGGACAATATAGTCGAAGCAACTGAGGCAGCATTTTTTAATGCCGACTTGGTAACTAGCACAGGATCTATAATACCTGCTTTAAACATATTTACTGTTCTTCCAGTTTCAACATTAACACCAAAATCTTTTTTATTTATATGCTCATATTCTAATCCTGCATTTTTCATAATCGTTTTGCAAGGATAATACAAAGCTTCAATAACCAGCTCTTCACTAGATGACTTTGGTTTTATACTTCTGATTGCATTAATTAGTGCAACTCCGCCACCGGCAACCACACCTTCTTTTATAGCAGCTTTAGTTGCGCATATTGCATCTTCAACTCTATCTTTCTTTTCATTTAATTCAACCTCAGAATTACCTCCAACTTTTACTATTGCAAGTTTTGCAGCTAGCATAGCTAATCTTTTTTCAAGTTTAACTATTTTGTTAGGATTGCTTTCTATAAGCAATTGTTCTTTTATACTTTCAATAATTAGTTTAATATCTTCCGATTGTTCTTCTGCTACCTGAAAAACGGTATCTTTAAATGTTGATACTGCTTTAATGCAAGCGCCTAAACAATCTAAATCAATTAAATCTAAATCATCACCTAGATTTTCGCTTACTACAGTCGCCCCTGTTAATAAAGCTAAATCATCAAATATTTCTTTTCTATTAACACCATGTGTAGGTGCTGGAACTATATTAATTTTTATAGAGCCTTTATTTTTGTTCATTGCAAGTGCTGCGGCAACTTTAGGATCAACATCCCCAACTATAAGTAAAGCTAAGTTATTTTTTATAACATGCTCTAATATAGTTTGTATTTGTCTAATCGTGTCTACCGCTGAATCAACTAACAATATTTTAGGGTTATTCAATTCCGCAGTATTACTTGCGTGATTAGTCACAAAATGATTATTAGTAAAGCCTTTTTCATATTGCACACCTTCAACTACTTCTATACTGGTATTGCCATCTTGTGATGTTTCCATCATAACAACCCC